TCACTTTCTCCTGCCTTGTAAGCAGGTACGACCATTCCTGGCTCAATTTGCGTATCAAAATTAATTATCTCACCTTCAGGTAACGCTTTGTGCTCATCTCCGTCTACTTGTTTCATAATATCTCCAATTTGATTCGGTTTAACTACGTTGACTGTAATCTGCTTAACCACATCTCCTTCATGAGCAACCTCAGTCTTTTCGATATAACCTCTTCTCTTACCTCTAGTCTTCAGTAAGAACATAGTCGCTAAGGTATCACCTCTAGCAATCCTCTCCATTAGCTTTTGTTCGCCAAAGTCAAGCATTATCTCCTCAGGCTCGATTTCAGCCAACCTCTTAGCAAACTCAGGATCATCCTTCAGCCAAGTCTTATACTGCGTTCTACCGACTCCAGAAGCCTCACATGATATAGTGATATTGCCAAAGTTCTCCTTATAGGCTATGATAAATGCCTCTTTAGCTATTTCTTTGAATTGTGCGTTCATGTTAAATGTTTTTAGTTAGTTCGCCATAACACTCGGAAGGGTTATAAATGTCAAGCGATGAGTCATAATGACCTAATATGTAAGCTTCTCTTGCAAAATCAGATTCTGCTTTCAATAATTCTTGTGCTTTCTGCATAATTTCATAACCTTCAGAGGTTTTATCATACTCTGGTCTTTCGTTAAACCATTCCATTAATTGCTGTAAAGGTGTTTTCATATTATCTATTCTTTGTTGGTGTGCGTATTGAAATAATGTTGGTAGCCTTCTTCTCTAGGTTGTCATGACCTAACCACTTGCCACAATTTGTGCATTCAAACTGTGTAGTCTTGATTTGACTAAACCAAACGTATCCATCAGTCTCAGTACCACATTTACAAGTGTAATCCTTTTTACCATAAGTATCTTTCATATTATCCAAGTTTTTTGTTCTCGACATATTAAGCGAATGCCCTTAGTTTTTATACGCCTTTTGATGTTTCGTCTATTACGAGATAGCCTTTTAATCATATAGGCTAAGGTAACGTAGTAATTCATGTCAAATGTTTAAAAATGTTAAAATCATTGTTTTATATCAGAATATTGGGGGGCACAAGGGGTGTATATTTTAGATCATACGAATAAACAGGGTAGGGGGTGCTAGTTGGTCCTTAGGTACCCTAAAAAACCCGTTTCTTATGTTTACCCTAGTACTTTCACCCGTAATTTTTTGAGGGGCTTAAAATGGCTTAAAATGGTGCTAGTTTTCATTGGTATTTTAATGTGGGTGATTGCCCAAAGATAGTAGGTATTATTTAATGATTGATAAGGCACTGAAACGGCAAAAGTAAAACATACTGAAACTATTATATTAATATATACTACTACTATAATAGTATAAGTACTTATATATATAATTATACTACTACTATAATATAGTATATTATATTCAATATTAAATTAGATATTGAATAATGTATACTAGTATACTATATAATTATATCCTCCAGGGATCGCACCAGGTTAAAAATAATTTATAAATATTTTAATATTTTTGAACTTTGTATTAATTAGATCCTTATCTTTATATCCTAAACAAAACAAAACATATGCAACATTTATCCAATTTCCTTTTATTATTTCAGTTAGTTCTTTTTATCCTTATTCTCGGTAATATGGCAAAACTATTAACTGACTATCTATTAACTAAAATAAAATAAACATGATAAACTTTATTGATCTAGCGATCTACTTAATTATTGGGACGCTAGTAATTACCTTAATCAAAACAATATTTCAAGAACTACAAAACAAATAAACAATGTCAACTACACTACAAAACAAAACTTACAAAGCGGTTAAACATTTATTGAGTAAAGGATCAACCAATACAAAAACCGCAAAAAACGATCTTGAGACATATATACTTTATTTAGCCCCTGCAAATACGGTTGAAGGTTTAAACCTTTGCCCTTTTGCGTCTGAAGGTTGCAAGGAATCATGTCTATATTCAGCAGGACGTGGACGTTTCTCCAATGTTCAATTATCTAGAATAAACAAAACTAAGTTTTGGGGCTATGATCGTTCTAGTTTCTATATTCAACTAGCGAATGAATTATTAAAAATACATGATAAAGCAATAAAGCAGGGCAAAGAAATTGCGATCCGTTTAAACGGAACTAGTGATATTGATCACCTTGATTTGTTGCGTAGATATTCGGGTATTGATTTCCTTGAGACTTTCTACGATAATTTACTTTTTTATGATTACACAAAAAACTTTAATTACATTAAAAAGTATATTGGATCAACTTATAAGATCACTTTCTCAAGATCTGAAACAAACGAAAACGACGCATATTTAACGCTAAAAAATGGCGGAAACGTCGCAATAGTTTTTGCGGATCAATTGCCCCAATTTTGGAACGGTTACCCCGTTATTAATGGAGATGAAACCGATTTAAGGTATTTCGATCCTGTTAATGTAGTGGTAGGGCTTAAAGCTAAAGGGGACGCTAAAAAGGACAAAACAGGTTTTGTAGTTAGATAGTAGACAAAAAAGGGAACTTTAATAGGTTCCCTTTATCCTTTGCCTAAGTTGGTAGGTTATTACGTTCAAACCGTACAAAGGAGCAAACCAAAACAAAATAAAATGAACATTTACGGACTAAAGGAGCTAATTAACGCAATGGAGAAACAAAACAACCCAAACGATCGTTATATGCTCGAATTTTACAAAGATCTTTACAATGAACAATTGCAACAAATTGCGGACAAAGTACAAAAGGAACTAGATGAACAAACAAAAAAAAGTTGGTTTGAACATTTAGCTAGATAAAAAGCTATTTTAAGCCAAAATAAGACAATAAAAAGTAAATTTAATGATATGACAAGCAAATAAAAAAATATAGCCATTATAAGCCTAGAAACGGGCTTTAAATTGATATTTATATCGGTATTGGTATCGGTATGCAATTTCCAGGACGTTTGCCCTTGCAACTGTTTTGTAGTTACATATGCCAAAAACCTAGCAAAAAACCCCAAAAACCCTATGCAAAAATCTTTGACAAAAACCCTACAAAAACCCCATAAAAATTTGGTGGGACAAAAACTTTTATATATTTTTAAACATTCAAACTAAAACAAAACACTATGCAAAAAACCTCAATGACTTGGTTACTAACAAACCAAGCAAAAAACCCCGAAACAAACCAAACCATATACACATATATGGATACAGTTGGTAGGATCTTTAAATTTGAATCGCATCCTACAAAACCCTTTACATATTTATTTGTAGAGGTAACTGAAACAGTAACTAAAAAAGAGATGTCAAAAATCTTGGACGGTTACATTCAAAACGGAATCAAACAACATGATTTTGTTGGAGGATTTCAAGAAGCAATATCAAAAATCACAATTTAAAACTATAACTATGCTAAAGCAAATTTATCTAGAACTTATTAGAAGTGGGATCAATCCATTAGGATACGATCAACCCGATTATTTTGACGAGGTTGACGGATCTATCACATTGCCAAAAAATCTTCACATTCAAATTGGTGAATCTTATTTGATCCTATGGCAGTCAGTAAAAAAAGGTGAAAAAATGATCAAAGAAGTTGAACTTGATCAAATCGATAATAGCAAAGCGGTTGCTAAATTTATAAACATAGTAAAAACACAATTAAACTAAACAAAATGAAAAACACATTAATTTTTAACGATGTTGATGACAATGAACTACAGGTAGGCGACAAGGTTGTATGCATAGATGTAGACGATCTAGATTATCCTATGCCTAGAGGATTAGTTTTAAGAGTAACCGTACTAATAGATTTAGAAAGTAATTTAATTGAATTTAAATCATTTGATGAAACTTTTACTTTTTATGGTCATAGAGTATTAAAATTAAAATTATAAAAATATTAAAACAAACAAAATGAAAAAAGTAGTAATTAGTACAAGAGCTGTATACCATAAGTATGCTGAAGTAACAATTGAAGTCCCTTCAAACATCAAAAATGAAGATGTAGACGAATGGATTGCAAACAATGATAATTTTAGTGAAGAACTTGATCAAAAACTTTCAGAAGCAGAATTCCAATGTGGCTTTGGACTTGAGGGTAATATGGATGAAATAGATCAAGAAAATGAAACAAGATTTGACGTTTATAATTCTAAAGGTGAAATTACTTGGGGAGGACATTGTTAAACATATAAAAAAACCTATGGCAAAAATTCTAGTGGCTTGTGAAGAAAGCCAATCAATTACTAAAGAGCTTCGTGATTTAGGTCACGAGGCTTTTTCTTGCGACATTCTACCTTGTAGTGGTGGTCATCCCGAATGGCATATACAGGCAGATGTTTTTACGATCGTTAACCAAGGATGGGATTTAATGATCGCACATCCACCTTGTACCTTCTTATCGGTTAGCGGTGCTAGACATCTTTACAATAAAGATGGATCTAAAAATCTTGAACGATGGGAGAACCAAAAAATCGCCTTAGATTTTGTCCAAAAACTTATGGATGCTCCGATACCACGAATAGCAATCGAGAACCCTGTGTCGGTTATATCAACAAAAATCCGTAAGCCCGATCAAATCATTCAGCCATATATGTTTGGTGATGAAGCTACAAAAACAACCTGCCTATGGCTCAAAAACCTTCCAAAACTAATACTTACTAAGATGGTTGGTAAAGGTGAAAGAACTGTCTTTAAAAGTGGTAAATCTCATCCTAAATGGTATGCTGATGCTTTAGCCAACGCAAAAACTCCTGCGGAACGTAGAACCTTGAGATCAAAAACCTTCCAGGGCATTGCCAGGGCTATGGCTGATCAATGGACTAAAAATCTTTTATGATTTCCTTAACAAATAATCACAAAAAACTTCTAAAGATATACAAAAAACTACTAATTTTACAAAACAATTATAAACAAAACAAAAATCCATGCACGAATTAATCACACTCAGCTACCAGATGAAGTGCGGTATTACTGGCACGATCATCGACAAAGGCGAACAAGCCTATTACAATCATCAGACAAAAACCTGCATTCATCCTGTAGAATACGAAAGGAACATGAGCCAAGCCAAGATTGGTGATCCAAAAACCTACTTTACAAGACTCCAAAAACTTAATAAGTAATGCCATTCTCAACCTGCTGTGGAGCTCATACCAACTATCCTGAAATAGATATTTGTCCTGACTGCTTAGAACATTGCGATTGGGAAGAGGATGAAGAAGAAGAAACCAATAATTAAACAATAAAACAAACAAACATGAAATTCGAATTTGTACAAGACACAGACTTAATTTTAGGTACTACAATGTACTACACAAAGCAAGAAGGTATCATCATTAGTGGATCATTTAACAAGGATAAAGATGAAGCTTATGACATCTTTGAAAAGCTAAGTAATGGTATTCCTTTAAGGATTACAGAAGTCCTAGAAACAAAAATCTATCAAAAACCCTCGCAAGAGTAAAAACCAAACCAATGCTGAAACTAACCCTCGAACAAAAGAAAAAAGGTATCAAAGAAGAGTTTACCTATGTAAACAGTAACGGAAGAATGTCAAAACAATACACCTACAAAGGGATGTTTATAACATGGGATAACCAAATCCTACATGGCAAATGGTATTACTGGCGAAGTAGCTACTATGCTTCTTTAGATGCAGCAGTTCAAGGAATAGACAGACATATCAATCACTTTAAAAACACAAACAAATGCTAGAGATTACAGATTACAAAAGCCTATTTAAGTATGGCGACATGAAGAAGATTATGGAAATAACAGGCTATAGTCGTTATGTAATAGAAACAAGACTTAAAAACAATGATTACGAGATGACCGAGTTAATCAAAACATTCTATGACAAAAAACTTGAATTACTTAAAAACCAAATATGGGAGCATCAGAAATAAGCTATTACGTTATGCCAGGACTAAAACACAGAGAGATAAGATTTGAGCAAGTAATTAAAACTGTATGCGAAGTATTAAAAGCTGATAGAAGCAAAGTACTTACGCCAAACAGAAGTAAAAGCTTGGTATTCGCTAGGAATATGTGCTACTTTATTTTCAGACGTTATTTTTCGATGACGTTAAAGGAAATAGGTCAGGCATTCGATAGGGATCACACTACAGTCATTCATGGGATTATGACATTCCAAAACGATGTAGAGTGCATTAAGTTTTATAAGGACCAGTTTCAGGAGGTACAACAGGTATTATGCTTACACACAAACAACAAAAAACTAAATATTTTAACATCAAACTAAACATTATGCTATCATCATTCGCACATTTAAACGAAACAGACAAAAGAATCTTTGTCGCAAAAATCATCCACAACATGAGCTACAGCCAATCAAGTTTTGAAACTATGGAAGCTATAGTTAAAATGTGGGAACAATATCCTATCAGAAAGGCACAATTTTTTACACAACAAAATCAATTAACACATGGAACTGCAAACAACTAACACCCAAATTCAAGCACCTAGTTACCAAATGGTCAACAAGGACTCAATGCTTTCTTTATCTAACGAGCTTAAACGCTTTGTAAAGGATGCACACTTAGTATCTAACATTAAAGGAAAGGACTATTGTAATGTAGAAGCCTGGCAGATGGCTGGAGCTTCATTAGGCTTATTCCCTATCATTACAAGCGTACAAGACTTATCTAGTGAAACAGAGGTTAAGTACATGGCTACTTGCGAAGTTAGATCGTACCAAGACAATAAGTTAGTATCTGTAGGTATAGCAATATGCTCAAACAAAGAGGGTAGCAAAAAATTCTTTGATGAGTATGCTATCTTATCTATGGCACAGACTAGAGCTGTAGGCAAGGCATTCCGTAATCAGTTAGCATGGTTGATGAAAGCGGCAGGATTCGAGGCGACACCTGCTGAAGAGATGGACTTTGTACATGATGAGCCAAAAAAAACCTCTAAGCCAGTACAGACTGTTGTAGCTGAAATCTTAGAAGATGAGCCTACAAGAGAAGAAATAATGATGGAGGTAGCTAAATGTACTAAGGTTAAGCAATTAACAGATGTTTACTTTACATACAAGCAATCATTTGATTCAGATGAAACATTGATGAAGGTATTAAAAATGAAAAAAGAAAACATAAAATAAAATGAATTTAACATTATTACCAAAAGTAGAACTAAGTTCTATAGAACCGAACAAATTTGCTATTGAGTTAATCAAATCGCAGATAGTAGATCACTTTACACAAACTGGTGAGTCACCACTAGAACTACTCGTTAAGTCAGAGGCTGTTGTACAGCTTTTAGAGGGCATAAGAGCCGATTTAAAAGAGTTAGTATTAGATGAGCTTAGTAAGTATCCTGGAGGCAAGGCTGAGGTATTAGGAAGCGAAATGGCTAAGTTTGAATCAGGCGTTAAGTATATCTATGACCAAGACTATACTTGGAGCAAAATGAATGAAGAAATAGAGTCATTAAAGTTTGCTTTAAAGGAGAGGGAGAAGATGCTTAGAACATTGCCTATGGCTATGGTTGATCCTGAATCAGGAGAAATGGTACATCCTGCACCTAGAATTAGTACAACAACCTTTAAGATTAGCTTAAAGAAATAAAAATCCTCCACCACCTCAAGATACCAATATTAATAACCTGATAGTAATTTATAAAAAACTTGGGGTGGTTTTTTAAACTACAAACATGAAACAAACGATAATATTTATATACGAGCTTACAAAGTTTGTAATAATATCTATACCACTAGCAATATTGCTATTTGTAACATTAACCATAATTAGTAAATTCAAGAATATATGATGGAGATTGCAGGATTAGAGAACTCAGTACCAGTGAGGATGATTTATGTTGACGACAAAAGTGAAGTATTGTTTAAGTCTTTAGCTCATGCAGCAAGGAATACAAGAATAACACAAGACTCAATAAAGAAATCACTTAACCCATTACTAAAGAGGAAATTTAAGCACAATAATAGAGATGTGGTTTTTAGGATAGTAAAGGATAAATAGTATATTTGTCATGAGTATTGCAGACTCATTAAGAACTTATTGCCCTTGAGATGAACCCCTATCTGCAATGTAGGGGGAACTTGATAGGGCACTTTTATTTTATGGAAAGAGATTTTAAGGGAGTTTGGATTCCCAAAGAAGTATGGTTAGACGAAAACCTTACATGGATGGAAAAGCTATTGTTAGTAGAAATAGATAGCTTAGATAAAGAGAAAGGTTGCTTTGCGAGTAACAAGTATTTTGCCGAGTTTTTTCAGTTAAGTCCATCAAGGATTAGTGAGTTAGTAAGCCAGTTGGTTAGTAAGGGTTATATAACTACCTTTCTTTTGTATGATGGTAAGCAAGTAAAACAAAGGATTTTGACACCTACAGTACCTATTCGGAAAAGAGAAATAGGTATTCGGAAAGTCGAAGAGGGGTATTCGGAAAAGGCGAAGGATAATAATACAATACTTAATAATACAATTAATAATAAATCTATAAATATATCGTTTGATACATGGTGGGATTTATATGATAAGAAGGTTGGTAGTAAAAGTAAACTAGAAAGTAAATGGAATAAACTAACTGACGATCAAAGAACACAAGCTATTAAGCATACTAAGGAATATAAAATTGCACAACCTGATAAACAATATAGAAAGAATCCTGATACATACTTAAATAACGAATCATTCTATGATGAGATAATTAAGCCTAAGGATTTTAACCAAGTACCTACAAACAAAATAACTACACAAATAAAACTTAAATGATTGCTATAAACCTACCAAAAGCTTTAGATATTGAATCTAACATACTTGGTGCATTGCTTTTAGACAAAAGAACTATCCCATTGGTTATAGGTCATCTAAAAACTGACATATTCTACGATCTAAAGCACCAAAAAATCTTTAACGCTATTAAGGAAATGTATGATAGTAATATATCTATAGACCTTACTACTGTAGCTCAAAAACTCTCTCAAGATGAGGACATAATACGAGAAGGTGGAGCTTACTACCTATCAAAGTTAACTGATAATGTAACTTCTACTTTACATATTAACACCCATATTGAGATTGTTATTGAGATGTACAAGAAGCGTGAAGCCTATAAAGTACTTAGAATAGCTGAGAATAGTTGTTTAGACAACGATAGTCAATCATTAGACCTATTATCTGACTTAAATAGTCAACTTATAGGTTTACTTGAATATGGTAATTTATACGAAAAAAGTATAACTGACGTAGTTATGGCTATCAACTTTGCTAGAGATTTAGCAAGTAATGGCGAACTTTTAGGATTTAATACAGGATTCCAAGAACTAAACCAAACTATAGCAGGATGGTGTAAACCTGACCTATGTATTATAGCTGCAAGACCTGGTGCAGGTAAGACTGCAATGATGCTTTCAAGTGTTTACCACTTAGCAATCTTAAATAGCGTTCCTACGGCTATTTTTAGCCTCGAAATGAGCTCCGAACAGCTTGTTGAAAGGTTAGAGTCAATAACGAGTCAAGTGCCCTTAAAACGCCTTAGAACGAATAATTTAAATGACTATGAACGTAAGCTACTTTTAAAGACGGATGACAAGATAATCACAGCACCCATCTACATAGAAGATACAGGAGGAATCAGTATCTCACAACTCAGAGCTAAGGCTACTATTCTAAAGCAGAAGTATGGTATTAAGGTAATATTCCTAGACTATCTTCAGCTTATGAGTGGACAAGGCAAACAAAACCAAAACCGAGAGCAGGAAGTAAGTTTTATAAGCAGAAGCCTTAAAGCCTTAGCCAAAGAGTTGGAAGTACCCATTATTGCTTTATCGCAGTTAAGCCGTAAGGTAGAAGAAAGGGCTGATAAGCTACCAATGTTATCTGATCTTAGAGAGTCAGGTAGCATTGAACAAGACGCTGACATTGTTATTATGCTTATGCGACCATCTTACTACGAAATGAAAGAGCCTGTTGAAATAGGTGGTAAAGAATACCATCCTGACGACCTTGTTATCGTTAAGGTAGAAAAGAACAGACATGGTAAGTGCTGTAACATGGCAGTAAGATTTATTGGAGAAACAACCACATTTGAAGACTATAAACTATAAATTATGAAAACAGCAATACAGGAATTAATTGAAGAAATTTTATGTGAACAAGAGATATATTTTGATGAAAATGGTGATTTCTTAAAAGTGCCTAACATAAAATATGTAAATGCATTTAAAAGTAATGTTGATTTATCAGAATACATAAATAAAGCACTTAAAAAAGAAAAAGAACAAATGTTGTATGAATGGCAAAAGGGCTTTAATGATGCAAAATACATTTATAACCAAAACGAATAACATGGAAAAAGACATCACACTAATCGACCAAAAATTCCCCGAAGTGGAATATGTACAAGGTGAAGACCTTAACATCGAAAACATGAAAGAACGTATCGTTACTAAAGCATGGTATGATACTGCTAGATTTAATGAGATAACTGACGTTGCAGTTGGTATCGGTATGGGAACTAGAACGCTTTACTTTTATGCCAAGAAACTAAAACTACCAAGACGAAGTGGACTTAAATAGGAACTATAAGAATACTCGTAAGTTCGACATAGAACAAGCTAAGGCTGCTGATGGCACTTACCAGGCATTGTTATTGTTTGCTAGGAACACAAAAATCCTCGTTATCCAACAACCAAAAGCCCTAAAGCAGAAATATATGTGGCTTGAATATGAGAATAATGGTAAGCCAAGTGGTATAGCAGATACAAGAGTAGAGTTCTTTGCTATCAACTTTGACCTTAAGGACAGAATCTACTTTATACGAGCTGAGATGCTTAGAATTAAGGCAAGAAGACACTTTAAATGGGGTAAAACTAAGATAGTCGAGGGCATAAGATATGTAAAAGTTCCAACTGTGGAGATGATACGTTTCGATTAATTGATGTAATTTCGT